GCAAGCGATCCAAATGTCTATGCAAGCGATCCAAATGTCTATGCAAGCGATCCAAATGTCTATGCAAGCGATCCAGATGTCTATGCAAGCGATCCAGATGTCTATGCAAGCGATCCAAATGTCTATGCAAGCGATCCAAATGTCTATGTAAGCGATCCAGACGCTATTACTACTAACTCAAACAAATGTGGAAAATGTGGGAAGTGCTTTTCATCAAGATCAAACTTAAACAAGCATTCCAAAATATGTAAGGGAGTCGCTGATTCATTGCAATGTGAAATATGCTTGAAAGTTTTCTCTAGTAGAAAGGGAAAATTTCAACATACGAAGAATGTGAACTGTAAGCCTCCTCCTGTAGTTTGTCAACCGGTTGTTGTCGAAACACAACCACCGCAGTCTTCCGAAGAGACAGACGATAGCACAACATGCCCATATTGTGAGATTACGTTCTCTCGTGTGGATAACTTAAAAAGACATATGGTCAAGTGCCAACTGAAGCATTCTGGAGGGAATATCAATACCACAAATAACAACAACACGACTAACAACAATAACACCAACTGCCACAATACAATCAACAACTACACCATACATTATAACGCGTACGACAAGCCTTGTATTGAGCACGTAACTAAAGAACACGTGAAAGACCTGTATCTTGGTAATAACAGGGATTTGAAGAAACTCATTCATGCCGGGGTATGTGAGATATGGAAAAAGAAAGAGAACAATTCGTTCAAGTTACCCTTTCGAGAAAACACAAAAGTGAAAGTACCAAAGAAGTGTTTTCGAGACAACGACCCCATAGAAGTTTTTTCTGACGGGGAAGATCGATTATTTCCTGCGGACCATGTAGTCGAAGTGGTGCTACAAAAGGCAGCGGAAGTGTGTGAGTCAATTCTGCGGCAACATCACAATGAGGAGACCATTCAGGGAAGAGGGGTTCTGAAACACGCGAACGTCCTTGAAGAGCTTGCGTGCAACTTTCGAGAAGTCTGGGACGACGACAAGGTGTTTCGATCGGGGTATAAGCCGTTTGTGCGTACTGCGTTGCTAGAGTGTATGCGCGACAAAGAAAGACCCTGTGAAGAGGATTGTGAAGAGGATTGTGAAGCGGAGGATGACACGGGGAGCGTTTGAAAATGATTAGTCCTTGTTTTTTCGAACCCAATTTTTGATAAATTTATCGTTATCTGAGAGGAGATGAACGATTTCTTCTTCTTGTTCAGTTGACAAATTCAATTTTTGAAGTTTACTGAATATTCTTGAATTGTATTTTTCGGCTACATTTTTAAGTACTCTTCTATCTTTTGCTTTATGCATGGATGTGATGAATTTATCTTCGCTCATATCGTAATTAATTCCTAGTAACAAAATACGATACATGTCAGAAATGAAATATTATCGAAAGTTTAAAAACTAGGATTTTTTAAACGTGCCGTGAAATCCATAGGGAATTCTGAAATTGAACACCTCCTTATGGATAATTCGTAGTGAACTATTTATACAAAACAGGTATGTTTCATTTTTTGAACTGTGGTGACCAATAACGAAGATGAAGTTATCTACGACACACGGTTCTTCGATTATGATGTCTGAATCGAACTTCAATTTTCGACAATATTGGACATCAGTGTGGACATCAGTGTGTACTTCGTATAACGTATTTTTGTCAATCATGTATAGTTTACCTTTTTCGCCAGTGACGGGCATTTCGGCATCCACGTTTAATAGTTTTTGGATTGAACTGGTATTATCAGAAACGTTCAATTCTATTTTGTGTAGATTGAATCCGCTGAAGTCGTATGGAGTTTTGGCTTCTTGAAGGTTTAAATCATTCGATAAGCAAGCATGAATAGTCAAAGAATTCTTGTTTTCTTCTTGAACGATCGGAATGTGCATAGCATTGTAAGAAGTCACGTTGTCTCCGACGGGAATGTATTTGCTTTTCAACGTTTTACGATCGATCAACAAAACACAACTGCCTTTTTGTGAGTGTAGGGATTCTAATATCGTACTATTTCCAAAGTATGCATCAAACAAATCCAATTTCATCTTATTCAGGAATAATACAAAGTACGTGTCTGTAACTTTGAAATCATGTGAATAGTAATTACCAGGGAAGTACTCTACGTGTTTCATTTTATTATCTTCTGTTAAAAACAGACCTCGGTTGAAACATCCGAAATTGTAGGTATGTCCATCATACACTTGTGGATGAGCTGATATAGGAAAGAATGGCAAATTTGCTGTAAGAAATCCGGGCAAATTGAACATTTCTATCGGACCGAGCGTCTTGTTCTGCTCTACATCCACATGATAAGGGATCCCGCCCTCGCCACAAGTGAAGGTATCACCCGATTCATCCACAAATATTGATACATTGTTGAAATTGTTTACCAAAAAGCGGTTACCTGAATTCGTACCGATACCCCTGTAAAGCATCTTGTTAGCTTTCTTTTCATTCAAGTAGTGCACTGTTTCTTGCCTAAATCCCTTATATTTGATCGATCCGGGTGTGATTGTGAATGCATTTATGTATCCATGGCCATCTAAAGGATGGTCATATTTGAATCCTTCGATCGGCTTAGACGAATTTTTTAGAAATACTCCACTTGGAAGTAACTTTAAGGCGGCGTTGTTCATTATTGTTCGTACGGTTCATAAATATGACGTATCCTTATATCCTTTTTCGAAAAAAGGTATTTAAAGCTAAGAAAAATATTTTAGTTAGTTAATGGTGTTAAACGAAATTATCGCCGTACCACTCTGTGGATTCGGCAACAGGCTGAAATTTTTGGCTAGCATTTCGGGAATTGCCAAAAAACTAAAAATAAAGAACGTGAAAGTATTATGGAGACCTTCAATTGATTGTAATATCGCCCACGAAGACGTTTTCAAAGGTATTCGGTCAGTGACGTTCATAACCGAAGACGAGTTACCAGAAAAATCAACCATAATGTATTATGGTTACGTTCACATGAATGAGATTCTGGCCACTATCGATGAAGACCTCAAGGTTGAGCAAAACATTGCAAAATCCACTCTATTAATCGAGGGGGGACACGAGTGCAAGCATCCAAAAACGAGTATGCTTGAATTCCTCAAATTAAAACAGAAATTTTACAATTCGATCAATTGGACTACTAAAGTCGAAAAGGCTATTAAAGAAATATACGGCGACGGTGAAATCCCGAAAATTGGGGTCCATTATCGACACGTGAACAAAGAGACCGACGAGGCTGACGTGAAAGCTAACGAATTGGTAAACTTTTCATACAATTCGCCGTTCAACGTGTTCGAAGATCTTTTGCGCCAATTCAAACAGCCGTTCTTCTTCATCTCAAATTCATTCTACCACAAGAAGTACATACAAGACAACGTTCCGAAAGGGGTGGTTGTCAACATCAAGGACAGTAATAACCGATCTTCTCGGGATTCGATGTTCCTCAGCGTTGTCGAGTTTGTTTTACTTACACGTTGTGAAATTATAGTTGGGTCGTATTTCTCGAGTTTTTCAGACGAAGCTTCCTATTTCAAATATGCAATGAAATTGATGCCTATCGCTCCCAATATAATTGCGAATAAAAAGGACCTGGAAATTTTCAAGACGCAATACCATTCAGTGTTGAAGCCGGTGAATGTAGACGAATACTTACTATTACACCCAAATACAAACGATTTAATTACATATTTCTAGTGCAACTCGTGTGTCAACGTGATCGGTTTATGATCTATCCAGTAAGCCAAGCCTGCGCGACTAGGCTTGATCGGTCTATTTTCTATATCACTCAGCATCTCGAACAACACAGCTAAGATAGCGTCAGTGACAGGTAAAACCGTCACAACACATTTGACACCTGACATGACATTATCGTTGTAAGAAGGGTTTCTTGCGAACTCAGTCCCAGGCCCTTTTAAAATAAACCAATTTGTGTTATTAAGGTGAGGGAAAATGTCATTAACTGTTTGTTTTACATTTGGAAAATCCAGTTGCAACATGTTAAGATGTTGATGAGCAAAACCCAAGTTATTAGCCTCGCCAATGTTGAAATCTCCAGCAGTATATATGGGCGTACCCGAAAGCTCGTAGAACCTACGCGTAAGAGTTTGCATGATGAGCAACTCCTGCTTATTTTTCGTCGAGTCGGTTGATGTGTGGTGCACCGCATAGTGTGTATCACCAAACGATACTCGCCAGATTGGGTAGTCAAATTTGAAAGCTTGGTCGAGCGAAGGTGGCTCCGCGAATAATTGGGCGTTTTCCACAGCTTCGACTTTCTCCATTAACTCGTCGAAGCAATTTTGGCTTTCAACATCTTTGTCATGAGATGAAAGAGATAAAAAATCTTTGATGTCCTGTTTGAGGGTAGAAACTACTCCTTTTTGGAAGGTCAGGTAATTTCTTGGGTAATCGTCCGTTTTCTTCCCCAAACGCCCCGTTTGTTTCCAGATGACGGCATACTGTTCTTTTGGTCCTAACCCTTCGGCAAACCCCGACGTCCTAAAATCCCAAATATTGGCGCCCGGAACCTCGTTCAACTCAGTTACAATATGTTTCACAGCTTTTTTACCTGAGTCGCCTGCCACTTCCTGAAGAAAGAAAATGTCTGTTTCATGATGCATTTTCATGATTTTGACAATTGCCTTTATCTTGTGTAAATTGCCTATGGACAATTTTTTCAAGTTCCAGAATGTCGCCCGTAATTGTTCAGGAGCAACAACAGGTTCAGGTTTCGCAGGGAGGAAGGCCTTCGCGGCACTGTTGTAACGTTGTGTCCCCATCCCGTGCACTCGGGTCACCAATGCCTTTGCATTCGGAAAGGGTTTAGGCTTCCCTTCGCCGAGGTACTCCTTCCCGATGCGATCTAACGTCTTCGGCCCAATGCCTTTGCATTCGGGCAGACTGGAGATGTAGCTAGCGTACCACGGTAGGGATCCGTCTAAGGTTTCGTCCAAAACTGCGACGTCACGCATCGTTGCGATCCAAGCATCGAGGTCCGCTTTGTCTTTGAGTATCTTGTTGAGGAGATCCGTGAGATCCGTGTTGTCGCGTTTGTATGAAGATGTGCATACCATGTTGGTATATCGTGTTACACTCCTCCCTTGGCGCAGGAGAGTGTGAGATGGCAAGTTGCGCGACCTTTCGTTTTGGCGCGAAAATTCGTTTGGTGCGACCTTTCGTTTTTTGTGTGCTCTAATTAGGCCACGTGTCGCGAAACGCGAAACCTCGCCTGTCTTGGAAAAAACGCGTGTGCACTAAAGGAAATTTTGATTATATCATCTGATCATCTGATTAGAGATGAACGAAGGTAACATAGACTTGACGGAACTTCATAACGAATGGTCAACAACTGACGAATGGTCAACAACTGACGAATGGTCAACAACTGACGAATCGAGCGAAGAAGGGGGGCGACGCGATAGAGTTAATTTAGCGCATGATGAATGTTCAACGGTCGCTGGTTCGAATGAACGAGAATCTCACGATGAAGTGCAACAAGGAACTCTGATACCAAGCCAGCCTATATGCAGTGCGTATACCAAATGGAACAGAAGATGTTGCTTACACGTGGAGGAAGGCGGTGAATTTTGCAAAAGACATAAGAAGATGACATTCAATACATGTGATATATGTTATGGGAACATGTATTGTGAGACGAAATTGGCATGCAATCATTCTTTTTGTACCAATTGTATTTACAAGTGGTCAAACAAAGGGGACTCGTGCCCGATTTGTAGGAAGGTGATGTTTTATGTGAACCATTCACGCGATGTGAAAATAAGGAGAGCAACTGATATGATTTCTAAAGCAGATCACTTCCTTAGCGTTGATGGTGGATTTGACGAAAAATTCATGACTGAGGTTTTGGAGTATCTTTTGGAGAATGAATGGTTAGAAACTTTCGATCGACAATACAAAAACATTCTGGAGAATTATACTTCTTATTGTTTAGTTAGAGTAGAAGGGGATAAAAGAAAGATGAGAAAGTTTAGCAACTTTAAGAACATAGTGTCTAATTTGTAAATTGAAAAAGATATAATTGTAAGTAATATATGATTCAAATGCATTATTTGTCCACTAGAATTCTGGTTTCATTGTGGGAAGAGATGTGATCAGCTGCACCAGCGTCGCGCCGGGATTCGTCCTTGTCGAACGTGCAGTACTTCAGGTTTGCTGTCCACTGGTTTACTGTCCGCTGGTTTGCTGTCCGCTGGTTTGCTGTCCGCTGGTTACCTCACCAAGGAATTCGACAACTTTTGAAGAGGCTCTCATAAAACACTGTTTCTTATCTGCGCAGAAAGGGACCCGCAAAGACTGTCCGCTGGGGCTCCGGCGAATGTGCCTTGTGAGGATGGTGGGTATGTTTGCATGTACCGGGCATTCTTTCTTCTCGAGCTTGCAGTATTTCAGGTTTGTGTGTTGTTTGCCGCAACCTAGGCAACTGTAGGGGATGTTCAGGTCGGAGTCGTTTGTCGGACAGTTGTCGGAGATGGCCGCCGCCGCGGGCTCTCCAGTACCCCCGTTGGTTGTACCAAATGATGTAAAATCATCAAACCGCTCGCGCATTCGTTATGTACAGATCGTGTGTGTGTGCAGATCCTATATACACCCCTTATGTACAGGGCGCGGAGACCGACCCCCGTCGGGCATCGAGAGTGACTTCCCCCCGTCGAAGGCGCGTCTTTTTGACCTAAAATGTCTACGATAATGGTATCGACAACTGTCAAACGAATCTTGTACGAGAAAACAGTCGGCCAATTTGTTCAAGTTGACGTAGACATATCACTGTTACTGACCCGACCCGGCGATTTTTTTAGGGTTTAAGATTTTTTTTGCCGTCTGACCGACGAAACGCCATATTCGTTCTAGAAGAAAATAGAAACAGTCGCAAAATTACCCAGGACGATTAGGGTTTAGACTTTGACCGACGAACCGACTTTTTTGATGTCATTTCACCGACGAACCGACACAAACTTTCGAGAAGCCATAGTGCGATCCCGAGCTCGGGGTTGATGCACTTTGGAACGTTTCTTGTCTAGAAACGAATACAAAAATAGATGTTCTATACGGGACTCGAACCCGCAACCTCAGGATTAGAAGTCCTGCGCGCTATCCATTGCGCCAATAGAACGTTGGTCGAGGCGCATCCCAACTGATACAAGATGCCCCGTTTTAAGTGTATAAAATTAAAATTAAAATTGAGACGCGTATTTGAATAAACAAAAAATAATTGTTACATACTTACAACTCGTATAATCTCATTCAATCGACTCCATGCAAACTAGCGAGACCAGCACACTGAGGGATTCGAAAGGGACATGCTTTAACGCGCAATTATCATTTTTATCAGACTCCGTATTGTGCATCAGTTGCCATAAGTCGTCAATAACTTTTGTATAGACGGAAAATTTGTAATTGTATTCTTCGTCAGATTCCGCAGCTTCGACGGCCTTTGTGATAGACAAATCGGCGAATAGCGTGGCAAGCTCTGGCCACGTACTGCCCTCTTTCTTATGGTGACCTGACATTGTAGCAATAAGCTTTGAAAGACTGAGGCCTCTTCCACAGCGCCTGAAATGCGTGATTTCGTTGCGCGCCAGGGATTTCACCATGGCACTAGCGTACGATGGAAGTGTGAGTGATTCCAGTTCAGTTGTCTCGGCATTTTTTTGTTCTTCTATGGCTTCGATGATGGATTTGAGCTCGGTGGCGGGCACAGTCGTATCGGATTGACGCTTGGACATGTTGAGTCTTATTGTTGTGTGTGAAATCTTATCGAGTTGCATCAAAATTTCCAAATTTCAAAAAAAGTATAAAAAAAATGATGTGTTAAAGCAATGACCCTGGGTAAAGATATATACAATGCTGCTGGCGATTATGGTGAATTTCGAGCGTATTACAATATGATAATTACGATACTGATATCAATATTGGCGATAGTTTTTGCAATTTACCTGATTAAAACAAAAGGCAATCATAGCCAAGAAACAAATGGAGTAATTGTAAAGGATTCGCAATGTTCGATAATAGATAAACGTCAAATTTGCAATACCAAATACAAATACGTTGTTGATAAAGTTACTTATACCGGGTTCCATACAAGTGGAGTAGTATTTCCGAAAGGAAAAATAGTTAAGGTTCTATATGATAAAGACAACCATACTGATTCAGTCATCTTTACCAAAGATCGATGTTATTTTGCATATGGTCTGATTGCTTTTAGTTGTTTTTCACTATATAACAGTATTTTCAATTTCGTTTCTTCAAAACTTTTTCCAATTGCTGCTTCGGCGCATGGGATAGGAAGTGCAGTGGGCATAATTTCTAATTCAATTCCAAACCGTCACTAAAGGCTTTTTTATTCAAAAATCATTTTGAAAAATGTCCAAATATGGGATTTTACGTTTCAGTAAACGAGAAATAATTGGAAAGAATGGTATAATATTTACTGAATTCCCCGATAGGTCATCACATGTTGTAAGTACAAAAACGAAAAGTAATGTTGATCGATGGGCAAAGGTAAACGATAAATATGAACTTATGGAAATTCTCGGACCAGTTGGGAAATATACAGTTGAAAGCGAAGTCTTACATAGGCAGTATGGTATCAAACCTACAAAGTATCCTTCCTATGTTTTGAACAAGACAAATGACATTCCGGAAGTTATTCACGAGGTTTTTTCTGTAGATAACCCAGGAACAAAAGATATAGATGATGCTTTATCTATGGAAATAAATGGGAATAAAATTATTGTTGGAATTCACATTTCTGATGTTGCTTTTACAATGTTTAATCATATAGAAAATCCAAATGAACTTCTTGAATTTGTCAAAAGTAAAGCAACCTCAACTTATACTGACATTGAGAATACCACTATGTTTCCACCAAGACTAACGCTTGAAGAATTAAGTTTAAATCAAAATAAAATAAGACGAACAATTACCTTGTGGTTGGAATATATGGATGGACAACTCGTTGGAAACCATTTTGAAAGATGCAATGTGAAGAATATATCTGCAATCAATTATTCTCAATTTGTTGAGAAATTTCCGAACGAATACAACACTCTTTCAAAATTATCTTCACTACACGATCCTGCTGAAATTGTCGCTTGGACCATGTTGACATATAACAAAATATTTGCAAAATCCTTTGAAAACATTTTGCTTAGATCTAAAGAAGAAGATGCATTCGCACAGTATTCTCTAAGTGATTTGAAAAAGATTCATAACGATATTGGAACAATATATTGTCATTCAACCTCACCGATCAGAAGATATTCCGACTTATATAATCAGATTGCATTTCATAAATACGAGCAGCCTAAAATTGATATTAAGTCATTGAACGAAACGACAACAAATGTAAAACTATTCCAACATCAACATGCAATCCTTGATTTGTCTCACAGTTGTAGGTCAGAACCAATGAAGGTTGAAATCGTTGAATCTACTTCGCCAGATTTTGTTCGCGTGAAATGCAAAGATAAAGATTATACTATACCAAGATTCGATTCATATTATGATGGAGACATTGAAATTGGGGATTGTTTCATGTGGGGAATCGTAAAAAATGGATTCTCAACTTTAAGGATTCAAACAGAATTAACTGAGTTTTCAGCTTTTGAAACAACCGATGTTTCACAATCAGCCTTTGAAGTGCTTGATGATCACGACTTTACAAAAGAAGATGTTGAAGAAGTTCTTGGTCATCCATTGGATCAATTCCAGTCAGATTCTTTTGAAGTTATCAGAAATGGCGAGGATCTCTTTGCTGCAGCTCCAACTGGAAGTGGAAAGACTGCTGTTGCCATGACAGCGATTTTAAAAGCTTTCAAAAATGGTAAACGTGCCATCTTTACTAGCCCAATTAAGGCATTGTCTAATGAAAAGTACTGCGACTTTCGCACAAAATTAGATGGCAGAGTTTCATTGCTCACTGGCGATGTTAAAGTTAGATGCACTCACCCCGGCGGAGATGGTCAGAGTGAATTGATTATAATGACTGCCGAAGTTTTACGAAACAAATTGTTGTCTGAAAACATCGATGATGACCTTATTGATGTCAAAGTCATTATAATTGATGAATGTCACTATATAAACTCAGAAGATAGAGGATCCGTTTATGAAGAATCAATTATGAGTTTACCCAAAAATATTCAACTTGTTTGTCTTAGTGCCACCCTTGACAAGCCGCTTGAGTTCTGTAATTGGTTAAGTCAACGAAGACCGTGTAAACTGGTTCAAAGATTTGATAGACATGTTCCACTGTACTTTGGAAGTGTAATTTCTGAAAGAAACAATGATAGACTTCAATTGATGGACGATTTATCTGATTCAAAGCAATATACATGGGATCAATCTACAGTAAATCAATCGGTATCTAAGCTTTGCGTTTCTTTGATCTCACTTGATCTTTGTCCAGCAATCGTATTTGCTATGTCAAAGAAAAAATGTTTGAAGTTTGCAGAATCAGTTACCGATAATCTAATCTTAGGCAAGAGGCCTCTTAAACCCAAACCTGGATCATCGGAAGAAGAATTAGCTGCTTATGACATTGAGATGCAGGATCATAGCAAAAAAGTCATCGATTACAAAAACAATTTTTACGCATTGCAAAGCAAATATTTAGGTAAATACAGAAAACAATTAGAAAATATACCTGGGTATGATGATTGGCTTCAACTACTTCAAAAAGGTGTTGCATACCATCATTCTGGTATGATTCCAGTACTACGAGAATTTGTGGAGGTATTGTTCAGAAATAAATTGATTATGGTTGTATTTGCCACAGAAACCCTCGCCTGTGGCATCGATATGCCTGCCCGAACAGTAGTTTTCACTCAAATTGACAAACCATGTGGCAATGATCAATACAGAACTCTCAAAACTGAAGAATTCATGCAGATGTCGGGACGGGCTGGTCGAAGAGGAAGAGATGTCAAAGGATTTGTCCTATATTATTCTCTTAAAAACGACAAAATTCCTTATTCAACATTTCATAATTTAGCTTTGGGAAAACCCCCGAAGGCAACTTCCCAATTATATGTTAACCCTGAGCTGGTGCTAAGAAATTTAAACAAGGGATATGCCTCTATGCATTCAAGTCTGCTCTTTTCAGAATTAAAATGCGAAGAGAATGTCGCTTTGAAGACTTATGAGCAGATGACGAACAAAATTGACGATGAAAGCCTTGACAGAATTTTGGAAATTGATTCTAAAATACGTGGTGAGAGTTTCATAAAACTGACACCGAAACAGACGAAAAAGGCTAAGAATGAACTAAAAGGTTTATTGAATGGAAAATCAATTGAAGAAGCAAAATCTCAAATAGAACTAAAAAAACAATTATATACAAGTAGTTACATTGACACCATGTGGAATAACGGAATATCTTTCTTGCAATCGCATGAATTCATCGATGACGAAGGTAAAATGTATCGAAAAGGTGTCATCTCCTCACAAATGTGTGATGGTATGCCTTTAGTCAGAGGTGAAATATTGGAAAAAATAATGGATGATTCTTCGATGGACATTAATGTAATTCTTTCATGGCTGTCTCTTTTTGCAGAGGGAGTAAATTTCAAAGAGACAAATTTGAATGTCCCTGCTGATCTCAAACATCTGATTGATGAATCAATACATTTAGCAGATACTTACTATCACGTTGATCTCAACAAGAATGTTTGTTATCTTGTATACGATTGGCTTATTTACAAAGATCTGAGGAGAATTCTCGCTTTTATACGATTGTCAGACCTTGGTATGTTTGTCAAAGTTATACTAAGAACAGCTTCTTTCATTGAGGAAACTATGAAAATTTTACTTGGCCTCGAGATATTCCAAATTTATAATAATTTCGAAAATTATCAAGAGTTGTTATTTTCTGGTTTAGTAAGCAATTCCAGTATTTATGTTTGAGGGAATACCATAACATCAGAAATCTGCCCTTGGGCGTCGATGTGGTGTTGTGCTTTTTTATGATAATAGTAATATTCAACCCTTTGATAGCCTGTTCTGTCGTAAATTTTATCTTGATACTCGTCGATCAATTCGTTCACCCTTTCAGCTACTGCTTTTGAACGAGTCTCCCTTGAAACTTTTCCGATGTGATACGCGTCTGGGTTCAACCTTATTGTTATCACATCGATGCTTTCAAGTCCGTCGCACAACTGTATTGCTGCATTCTGTTGTGAAACTTTTGACATTTCGCAGGAGCTTTCATAGTGAACATGGCTATCTTCATCAATTTCGATTACTATGACCACATTTGGCAACACATATATAAAATCTGGTCTTCTCTTTTCCAATTCCTGACATGAACCCCCGATAATTGAGCTATCAATTGACGACGGTTCAAATTTAATGAGATTAATAATCATTTCTCGCATTATTTCTTCAGTTCTCATGATTTCAGAAGCATCGGGATCGCACTTTGCACATATTCCTAGTTGAATTCGATTACGGCTCAAAATTGTTTTGATGCATATTTTGCAAATTTTTTTCGATATTACCGGCCCCTGGCAATCTGGACACTCATAGCGTATACGACCGTGCTCGCAGATTCCAGACCCGCCGCATTCCTTGCATTGATAGCGCTGACGATTGTGCTCGCAGATTCCAGACCCACCGCACTCCTTGCACTTAGAGCGCCGACGACCATGCTCGCAGATTGAGCCCCCAAAGCACTCCTTGCATTGAGAGCGTATACGACCGTGCTTGCAGATTGAAGACCCACCGCACTTTTTGCAATTTTCGCGCTGAACACCATGCGCGCATTTTTTACAATTTTTGCATTCGCTTTGACCCTTGTAAAACTCCATTTCATTTTTAACTTGCTTACATGTTGAACAACGCTTTGTTCCTAAAGGTAAAGGTGTGCAATCTTTCTTTCTGTTCAGATGTCTGTTGTAATTACTACAATCGTCTGTGCTATATCCACAACCTTTCGGGCAAATAAACTTGAAAGATTGAATTGCAGTATTATTTTCATTTGATTCAGTTTTGAGTTGTTCCGTAGTATCGGGACATGGTATACATATGACAGAAACCATTCATTTATTATTTCATACCCAAATATTTTTAAGTCATTTTTCCCCCACTAAAGGAAAATTTCGTAGAACCAAAAATACACTTAAAATAATGGCAGCAGTTGATCCCCATGAAGTATTGAAGAATTTTGAAGAGCTTCACGCGAGATACAACTTTAGAGAAATCGATTATAAAAATTTTGTGGATCGTCTCGGCGGAAAAGAACCTAGAATTGATACTAAGAATGCCAGCATTGTATTGCTAACATACGACAAAATTTGTGGTTGGTTCGACGATGACGACGAAGAATATCGGCTACACAGCAATGTAGATTATCGAAAGATCCTTACAGTGATACCTAAAGGGGAATGTGCTGGTGCTGGATGCCCTGGTTGTGGAATCGGAAGGGACAAATTCGATTGTATCACAAGTTTTAGGAAAACTCAGATTGAATGTCACACTCTAGATAGATTGGCTGAAGACCTATCGAAAGGCCACAGATACCGAAGTGTAGGAGACGGAGAGCTGATTCGTTTAAAGAGTATTGAGGTGTTGCAAAGACAAACAACAAAGGACAAAGACTCAGTCCCAGCTTTGCACTCTTCTAAATGTTCTCAGAACTAGAGCTCGATTGTATGCCTTATCATCATGGCTTCTTAAATTTTCATAAATAAGTCGCCGGCTGATGTCTATATCAAGAAAAGAACAGTCAAGAATTTCAAGGTACATTCGTAAAATTGCCTCTACGCATAGATCAATGGATCCCGTATTGATTGCGTTTATATACAATTTATTTTTCATTTCATACGGATCGAAAGATTTGTAGTTTAATTTTTGTTTGGATATATGATATTGGCTAGGCTGTCTATTGATTAGCATCGAATAGTTCATTATATCCGGCCAGTGAAGTTTATTGAAAATTATTTCGAGAACATCATTATTCATGTTATCTGTTTAAAAACAATAAACACAAAAAAAAAATTGTAGAAAGCAATAAAGGATGAAGCCCGTGTGGGAAAAGTTGGTAGACGACGAAAGTACTGATACCATCATCCGCTTTAGAATCGTGAAAGGGAAACAATTGAACAAGGAGGAGGTTCAGAGGAAAGACACTCTATTTCGCCTTGATAGGCTTAAGAAGAAAGGCTGGGAAGGCGAGTACGATCCGATCGCCGACTCCACTGAGAAACTTAAGGCGGAATTGGAAAGAGTCCAAACATGGAGGGCTGAGATGAGAGCTTAAGGAGATAATTCCTCGTTTATTTTTGTATAAAATTTAAATAGTTTAAATTTAAATTCAAAATGAAAAACAATGATGAAGGAAAGCGAAGCGGGGGGAAGATTGCATTTTATTCCACGATTTCGTTGATGGTTTTTGCTTTCATCTACATCTTTTTTGGTGACAGTGGAAATTCAGTCGGTATCGATGAAATGTTGAAGCATGTCCACACGGGCGAGGTGCCGTTTTAATCTTCATCGGATTCGCTTTCTTCGTCAGATTTCTTCCCGGCGGCCTTTTCGGCAGCTTCTTTTTCCTTCACAATGAGACTATAGATTTCATCGTTCTCGATAAGGTATGTTAGTTTTTTCCGCAAACTTTCAATTTCGTTCTGCATCCTTACGTCAGCTCTAGAGGATTTGTCATTCAAATCTTCAACTTTATCAAGGATCGATTTCATGTTACCTATATTCAATTCGTTATTATTAGATACTACTGTAGACAAACGTTTATTCAATCTCGAAAGTTGGTCAGCTAAACGAGAAGATAACTCAACTTGTTTTTTTTCTAGTTCTTTTATTTTCCTGATGTTCATGGTAGCCAAACCCAAAGTCAATACGATCAAGATAACAATAATGATTTCGAAAATCATGATTTTATTAAAATATCGCAACAATTTTTTTTTCGGGAAATCAGCTTAAGGAAATAGAAAAGTAATATAGGTAATCCAATAAGATTTATGACAGTGATAGACGATTATATAGAATGTCGCGACGAACATATTGAGAAATATGGTAAACAAACAACAGTGCTGATGCAGGTCGGGTCTTTTTTCGAACTGTACGCGGAGGAAGTTGATGATGAACAGATACATGAAATTACTAATTGTCTTAACATCATCCTGTCAAGGAAAAACAAAAAAGTGGGAAAGGTGGACCGTGCCAATCCCCTTATGGCTGGATTTCCCATGTCAATGCTAGATAAATATGTGGAAATGTTGATAAAAGAAGGGTGGACTGTAGTATTAATTGAACAGGTTTCTGCCGCACCGAACCCTAAAAGGGAAATAACGAAAATATGGTCACCTGCAACATTTTCAGGAATGATGAGCAAAAATGAAATGCAAAACATACTATGCTTTTGCTATGTTTCGAAAGGTTCCAAAAGTATCGATCAATATGTTTTTGGAATAAGTCTTCTTGATTGTGGCACAGGAAGCATGTATATTGATGAATTCATAACAAACAAAATGGACCTCCTACAGAAAGTAATAAATATCAATATAAGGTTCGAACCCAAAGAGGTCATTGTTACCTATGAAGATGAGAACTGCGAAGAAATTGCAATGGAATTAAAGAGATTGTGGCGGAAAGCGTTGAAAGTACATTTTTATGAATTATCTAATGAATCTCGTAAAATAAGTCGTTTGAAGTATATTCTAGAACAAAATTATCAAAATTTGTCGCAACTTGAAATATTCGATTATTTGCGAATAGAAAGATCTCCATACGCCACAATTTGTTTAGGTAATCTATTGGAATTCATTTCAAATCATAAATTAAGTTTCACAACTTCTGTAAGAATACCAAAAATGATAAATACCGAGAAGACGCTGGAGGTATCTTATAACGCATTTGAACAACTGAGCATAACTACTGGAGACGTAAGCGTACTGAATTTGTTGAATAATTGTTCCACGAGCATAGGTAGACGATATTTTAGAAAACGGTTACTAAATCCATACAATTCATGCCAAGAAATAAAAGAGAGCCTTCAGCAAATAGAAGCTTTTGAGTTGATCGATACTGAATTCATAAGGTCTCAACTGATGAAAGTTAAAGACATTGAAAGAATTTCATTCCGAAATAGGTGGTCACCATTCGATGTTCAGAATATTTGGATCTCTTTGAAGTCACTGAAAACGATATTTTCATCGTTTCCAACTGAGTCAGCTCCGAAAGAATGGGTCGCTTTAAATTATATTGAATCAACTTTTAACGATGATACAACTTTTCATGCGAATGTGAACCTCTGCAGTGATGATCATAAGATATTCAAGACAAACAATCGAATCGTTGAAAGAAACCTACAGAATATCGACGAAATCAAAGCCAATTTTAAAGAATATACTTCGGTGAATTCAGAATTTTTCAAAATCGACAGAAATGACCGGGACGGATATCATATAGCCTCCACCTATAAACGATACATGACATATTCAGTATCATTTGAAAAATGTAAAGTAACAAAAAATAGTACTGGTGCAACTTGCAAAATTTATATTCCAAATGAAAGGGAATACAACGACAATATAGTGGCTATGGAAAATGAGATACAGACTGAGATACAAGATTTATTTGAAAGTAACTGTGAACATTTGCGGAAACTATTAGTTGAAGGCAATTTTTTAAGGTGCTGTATAGAATTAATTGAGCATTACGATTTCAATTTAACATGTGTCGAGAATAACAGAAAATATAGACTAAACAAACCCAGCGTTCAAAGCGGTGACTCTGGTAGTATTAACGCGATAGGTTTACGGCACATAATTGTTGAAAATATCTGCGATGAAGTGAAATATATTTCAAACGACATTGAAATGAATAAACACGGTGTATTGTTGTATGGAGTTAACGCATCTGGCAAAAGCTGTTTCATGAAGTCGGTAGCCATTGCCACAATATTAGCACAATCTGGTATGTACGTTCCTGCGAATCAATTCATATTATGTCCGTTTGAAAAGATTTTCACAAGGATTACTGGCAACGACGATTTATTTCGAAAGCAATCAACCTTTGTGCTGGAAATGAATGAACTAAGACAGATCCTGGATAAGGTAGATGACAAGTCTCTGGTTATTGGAGACGAATTATGTTCAGGCACTGAGACCATATCAGGCATTTCAATAGTCGCTTCTGCCATAAAGCGTTTAGCACAAAAACAATGTTGTTTCTTGTTTGCGACTCATTTGCATGAAGTGAACGAACTTATAAAAGACACGAATACTAAAGTTTTCCATTTTTCAGTTTTAGATAGAGGTGATGGTGTACTGACGTACGAAAGAAAACTTTCTCCCGGGCCCGGAAATACCATGTATGGCCTTGAGGTCTGCAAATCTTTAGATATGAATTTGGATTTTGTGGAGGAAGCCTTTAGAATAAGAAGACGCATTCTAAAAGAGGATAAAGGGAAAATAAGAAATTCCAGATACAATTCAAAATTTTATTATCAGAATGAGTGTCAATTATGCAAAAAGATATCTGAAAATATTGATATTCACCACATAGTTGAACAACACGATGCAGATGAATATGGTAATATTGGTGATTTCCACAAGAACGTGGTTCATAATTTGATGGCGTTATGTAAAGAATGCCACCGCGAGGTTCATAACGGCGAAAAAACAACACGCGGAAGCTTCACCATGATGGTATGAAGAGAAGCCAAGTTCTTGATATTTAAGAAAGAACGGTCTAAAAAATAACAATATAAATTAATGCTCGTCATGCTCGTCATGCTCGTCATCACAGCAATCCTTCTTTAGTGAGCAGCATTGACCGTCTCCGAAAAGGGTATCTCTCTTGCCATTTTCCCAATGCACCCCAATAGTCTTATGTGTTTTTAATCCCAGAGCATCTAATCTAGTCACAAATCCACGCAGTTTTCTTTTTTCACAGTAGACTTGATCACCGACTTTTAAGCAGCATTTTGCGTCCATAACTGACATCTTATGATCCATGTCCATGTTTTTATTACTTTTAGATATATATGTTATGAGCTTGATATTTAAATGATGCAAATATCCCTACGATTGTTTTGTTTTATAGAAATAAACTTAACAAAATTGAATTCGGATATAGAAAACCAATAATGCGACTATAAAATCGAGACCAAAAACATAAATATTAAAAACGACGATTCTTATAATATACCTAACTTTATTATAAAAACATGAGTGTCACAGCTGGTTACACTTACAACTCAAACATTATTGGCGATGATCAGACTTACATTGCCGCCGCTGACTGGCAATATCCTGACAACAACAACATTTCTATTTTCGGCCCCGTGTTATTGCCCAAGGTCTACGGTAGTAACTTGTCCGAATTAGAGTTTGCGTCCGATGGTATGATTACTCTCACGATCAATTCTACGAGAGCTATGGAACTAGACGAAGTTGGCGATAACTATGAACTCAAAGCGATCAACAAACCTATAAAATTGAACTCTTCCGAGGATAAAGCTTACGTGCTCTCGGAAGAAATCAAGGACCTTAATGGATTCACACACCACACCACTTCCCAAGTGAGCGGTTTCAAATTCCACAACAGCGCGGCTCTCGATGGTGACCTTTCCGTCAGTACCACTCTCACAGCGTTGGGTGCTACGAAATTGAACAACACCCTGTCCGTCACCGGTGGTGCTACCCTTAGAAGCACACTTTCCGTAGGAAATGACGCAGTTCTTTCCGTCGATCTTTCTGTCAGAGGCGATTCTGCCATTGTAGGTTCTATCGAAGTCGACTCGACTCTTTCTGTTACGGGTAATGCTACTATGGGCGGTTCTCTATCTGTAGAAGGCGCAACTGATGTTGAAGGTCCAACCAAGCTCGGTTCCCTTCTTTCCGTAACTGGTGTTGCCACGTTTGCCAGCAAGGTTTCCGTAGCCAATTCCGCCAATCTTGTAGGCTCTGTTTACCTGGGTAACCTTTTATCTGTTTCGGGGCAAGTCGACATTGACTCAAGGACTAGAATTGGGGACAATCTTTCCGTCACAGGCACAACTGCCCTCGTTGACGCTACTCAAATTGGCTCCACCCTTTCCGTAACAGGTGCCACTGCCGTCGTTGGTGCTACCAAGCTGGGTAACCTTCTTTCCGTAACTGGCCCCGCGACCCTTGCCAGCAGCGTTTCCATTGCCGGTACTACCGATATTGTTGGTGCCGCCCAGCTTGGTTCCACACTTTCCGTGTTAGGCGCAGCCGACGTTACGGGCGCAGTTAACATGGGCAGCACTCTAGATGTTGCTGATGCCACGGCGATTGGAGGCACAACCACTTTGGGTTCTTCTCTCAGTGTTTATGGTGTAGCTAACATGAATGATGCTGTAACCATGCAGCAATCCGTGTCTGTTGCCGGTACCACAGACATGGTCGGCCTCGCGAGAATGGGCAATTCTCTATCTGTCGCGGGTAGCTCTTTCGTCAGAAACGCGTTATCTGTAAATGGAACCGCCACCGTAGCGGGAGCTACTGAGCTCCGAGCCACACTTGGTGTTGCTGGAACAGTCACTGTTGGAGATGCTTTGGTTGTGACCAATGGCATCAGTGGCGCGAACACCAACCTTGACGGTGTCTTATCTGTTTCTGGTGATACCGATCTTGCTTCCGATTTGACCGTCGCCTCGAATGTTGATATTGGTGGAGACGCCATACTCGGAGATGCGCTCTCTGTAGGTGGGGATGTCGACGTATTTGGCCATACCAATATCAGAAGGAAACTCTCGGTTGGTGAAGTAGCTTACTTCCAATCCAAACTTTCTGTAGCTGGTGTAGCTGCGTTAAAGAACGACGTTGAAGTGAGTGGCACACTTTCTATCAACGAAACTGTGGATATCGTAGGTGCCGTTGCCGCTGGAAGTACGCTGTCAGTCACTGACGACGCTGCTTTTGAAGGAAACCTTGCTGTTGCGTCGAATGTTGAAATCACGGGTACTGCCCAAATTGCCTCCACTCTCTCCGTCAATGGTGCCACCACTGTTGATAGCACTCTTACAGTCTCCGAGGAGACCGATCTGCTCGCCGAAGTAACAATGGGTTCATCTCTTTCTGTTAGAACTACAACCGACATTGGCGGTGCTACCAAGCTCGGAAACGTTCTTTCCGTTGCTGGTGCGGTCACTTTGGATTCTGCTGCTACTCTTAAATCTACTGTATCTATTGCAGGCGCGACCTCCCTCGAGAGCACCCTTGAAGTCACAGGGACGGCCACAATCGAAGATGACGTTCAGCTCAACAGCGACCTTACTGTCGGCGGCGATTCTTTCCTCGCAGGTTCCCTCCAAGTTGACTCACTTCTTTCCGTGACTGGAAATGCGACACTTGAGAGTTCTTTAGATCTTGCTGGCGATGCCAGGATCGAAGGATCTACCAAGATCGACTCCTCTCTTTCCGTAACCGGTGCGACCACACTTGAGAACACTGTAGCTGTCGCTGGTGAATCCGATCTTATTTCCGCGGCCAGGCTCCACTCCACGCTTTCCGTTGAAGGAACAGCCGACATTAAAGACAACACCCAGCTCGGTGCGAAGCTTTCCGTAGCTGGTACAACTGACGTTGTTGGTGCCGCCCAGCTCGGTTCTACCCTTTCTGTGGGTGGCGATGTCAGTATCAAGGCCAACATGTACGTTGACGGTCCCCAGATGCGAGTGCCCAAGGGTGCCTTAGGAGGCCGTCCTGCCAACAGCCTTGATCACGCTCTTATCTATTACAACAACGATTACAAGGCTTTCGAAGGTCTTGCGAAGATTGGCGACAGTGGTAATGCTGCGAATGACAATGTTTGGATGCCCCTTGGCGGTGTTATCGATCATGATCAAGATTCCTTCATTCGCGCGATGGATGCCTCATTCAATGATACCGACACGTTATCCTTCCATGCCGATGACGCGGCCAACGCGAGGATGACTCTCGACGCTACCAGCCTCGAATATAACGCCAACCACGATATTAGCGCGGGCAGGGTCAAACTCAACTCTTCTCTCTCCGTCGCGGGCGCGGCGAACCTGGAAGACATGCTGAAGATAAAGGCCAACCTCTCCGTCAAGGGAGCTGCCAAGCTTGATTCTACAGCCACCGTGATGGGTGCGACCGATTTGAGAAGCACCCTCTCTGTCAGACTTGATGGTGCTTTTGAGAAGGATCTTCGTATGGCTAACAACACGGGTATTTTCCAAGTCGCCCAGCACAACGATGACAACACTTACGGCAACAAATACAAGGCTGGCAGCAACGTCGGTGCGATCGTTTACGACAGAACTCTCCAAGTTCACATGGGTCTTCAAGGCAACAGCGCCAATGGCTTCAACTGGATGCCTCTTACTGGTGTGAGAGATGTTGACGGTGACACCACAATCACCTCTGAAAGTTCCCCTGGCTCCGACGAGGACACCCTTACTTTCTCGGCTGAAGGGGAGACCGTCGCGACGATGACGAGCAACGACTTTAACATTGATAAGGCTCTATCCGTTGGTGCTGTGACCAACTTTGAAGAAGATGTCACCGTCAACGCCAACAGCATCATGGACGGTACCCTTTCCGTTTCCGGAACATCTAAGATCAACGGTGAACTCACGACTAACAACAACGTTGTATTGAACGGCACAGCTGCCAACTCCACCACAGTCAAGGGTCAGTCAACTTTCGAACAAAACGTAACTGTTTCGGAGGATAAGACCCTTTACGCCCAAAACTTCATGACCGAGACCATGGGTCACTACTCCCAGTACAATGCTGGCGGGGAAGGTCGCGCGTCTGGTCAGTTAGACATGTACTACGAAGAAGTGAAGATCCATGGTGATCTCAACATCATGGGACAAATCAATCAATCCGCCACGAATGTGACCGAATTGTACGTCGAAGATAAGAGTATTGTCCTCGGTGCCTCGTCCTCCTCGGAAGTCAGAAGCAACTCCGACGGTACTATCTCTTACGAGGGTTCTAACTACACCACGCACGAGACCGCCGTTCACGAATCCGGTCTCAAGGTAAGCGGGGTTCCCGACATGTTCACAACCGACGCTGATAAGTTGGCTGCGAGTGAAAACAAGATGTACGAGAAGTCACTTCTCTGGAACGTCCCCGGTGAGAACAACACGGGTGGCACTTCTAACCTGGCGCTTTCTTGTGGCGACGACAGCAAGAAGCACCTCGAGCCTTTCTGGGAGTTCAAGGGTGGTCAAGTCCGCATCACCGGTCACACCCAGAACGACGAAAAAAAATATGTGTCCTTCGTGTTCCGTATTAACACCAAGGAACAACTTGAACTTGTCAAACTCACGTCTACCAACGCCAACCAAGTCGACAGTGAAACCAGCTTCAAGACAATTGCCAAATTCGGTAATGTTGTTATCAATTAAGCGATCTCCCTGGCGGAAGGGTCTATTATATCGCCCGAAAACTTAGGTAACCAGTAGTAGGGTACGTTGCATTGATCGAATTTAAAATGTTTGGAGAACAAACTTCGATAGAAGGCTGTTTCTTTCAGAGATGGAATATTTTTATCGCAACTTACCTTCATTTTTTCAAAATCAATATCATCATATTGAGAATCTATGTAGGACTTCAAAATGCTATGCCATGAATTGTTTGACTGGCTTACACCGTCTGAGAACGCTTCTTTTTTCCTCCAAAGGATTTCTTTTGGAATCAGGTTGTCATTATCAAAAGCTTTTCGCAGCATGTACTTTTCCATGTTTTCGAAACAAGACATTCGTTTCCGTGTTGGAATAGATTTGTAGACGTCGACGAAGGCTTTGTCAGCGAATGGCACCCTTCCTTCAAGTCCGTGGTGGGATATACACCTATCACTGCGCAGACTGTCAAAAAAATGTATATCCGCCAAGAGTCTATCACATTCACTCTCAAAATCGGATTCATTTTTACAGTTTTCGAGGTATTTGTAGCCTCCGCATACTTCATCGCTGTAATCTCCATTGAATATCACCTTACAATTAGAGTTTTCTTTAATGTATTTTGCGACCAGATAATTACCAACACTGGCCCTCACCGTCGTGGTGTCATAACTTTCAATTGCCGATATCACCTCTTCTATGCTTTCAAGAAACTCGTGTTCGGTGAGCTCTATGGTGGTGTGCACTGACTTAATATGATCTGCGACGAGTTTAGCGTTATGTAGGTCGGGGGAACCTTTCAATCCTATAGAAAATGTTTGAAGGTTACCTGGGCCAAACTCCTCAGCCAATATACCCGCCACCAAGCTTGAATCTAAACCTCCGGATAAGAGACAACCAACGGTTCTTTCGCTCATCAAGCGCTTAGTTACTGCTTCTCTGAATGTGACGTTTACCAGTTTCAACCATTCTTCTTCCTTTCTGTCTTCATGTGCATTTTTATTTACTATGTGATATTGAAAGTACGTATCGTCTACCATACAAAATCCTGGCTTAAATTGTTCAACGCTGTTGCACACGCCTTGAATTCCTTTTAACTCGGAAGAAAATGCTACGCCATTTCCCTCATTTAAATAACCTTCATATAACGGTCTTACTCCCAAAGGATCTCTTGCGCAGATGACCATATCTTCTGAGAAAATGTAGATGACGAACGCGAATTCGCCATCAAGTGTGTTGCATAGTTTTCTGGTCGCTGAAATAGCATCTGGCTCAGTTTCGATAAATTTTTCAAATAATCTAATGATCACTTCACAATCACATCTGCTATCCATTCGCAATCCATAATTATATACTAGTCTTTCCCAGTTGAAGATTTCACCATTGCAGATCATGACAATATTTTTATCAGCTGAATAAAACGGTTGCATTCCGGAATCGTTCAAATCCATAATAGACAAGCGGTCAAATTTCAAATATATCTTTTCTGAATTGTTGATGACTTTCGATTCATCCGGTCCTCTGTGTGAAATATCACCAACATTGTTTATATGCATATCCGATATGTTGTCATGGCAATGTATAAATGTTATACCGCACATTTCATTATTTCAATGTTTTTTTGTATAAGTATGTACGCGTCAACGCGCGCCGTGAGTGTCCCGAATAAAATGGGGTTTACTATAATGATCGAACCTCTCGGTTATGTCGGAGGAAGTATTCTTGGAATTCAATTGCTTCCTCAAATACATAAAGTTGTAAAAAATAGAAAAGCTGACGATATATCAAAATCGTTTGTTATATTAAACTTAATTGGACTTTCACTCATGTCTATTTATGGAGTCCTGGATAAAAATCCGCCTATATACATACCTACTATAGTGTCATGTATCAATACGAGCATATTGTACGTAGCAGTTTGTTTCGTTAGTAAAGAAAAAACAAATGAAACTATTGATTCAGACGACTGCAACGTTTGATATGTCACTCCCTACACAGCTTGGGTAATCATCGTCGTCGTCCGAATCTCCGAATGCGAAAGGGTCCTTCTCCTCCAATAATCTTTGTAAAGTACCACATTTATCGTCACCGATTGTAAATGTGTCATTTTGAATCGGTAGAATTTTTGTTTTACTTATCATCTCGTGGTCCATGAGTATCGCACTATCACCCGTACCGGCCTTCGGAACTTGTCCTACAATGACATTTGCCGCGACCCCTTGGACCTTGTCATGATCACCAAATACGCCTGACTTTATTAGTATATCCGCCGTTTCTTCGAAACTGCATTTAGCTAAAGGGCCAATATCGCTTCGGTTTATTCCGTGTCGATCAATTGACAACAGTTGTCCCTTGCAGGTCATCGTGTCAACCAGAAGCGATACGTGCCTTTGATTAACGTTGCCATTACCCCCGAAGATTTCATAGATCTCGTTGAAGAGTGCCTGTCTAGCAGCTTCAATCCCAAGCAATTCATATATCTCGAAAATAGAATTAGATACAGTCAGTTTTTGATCAACGTATTCGTGTAGCCCCAAAACATCTCTCAGGTTAGTTCCTTCGGTAATAAGCATATGAGGACACGCTGTTTCCACCGCGGTTCCACTGGCAACATCTTCGATTGTCTCGTCGTGAGAATTAATTCGTTGCGGTGTTTTGTATTCTTCCACTTCCACATTTTCTACTCCGCTAATTCCGGACACGACTAAATTGGTCATGTCTTGTTCAATGGCTTTCAGATCGGAAATTATGTCTTCACAATTGTCAGGTGTAATTAATATTTTGTAAATTACTGGTTTTTCCGGATCACAGCATTGATTGTGTACGAATGTCAATTTGTCGTTATATGTACTTCTTATAATCGAAGAAATGACATCAGTGTAAACATTTTTGTCCAACATTTCTTTCGCGTCGAGCTCGACACGTAAAATCCATGGCGACTTATCTTTCCTTTCGCGGTATTTAGTCGCTTCATCGGCTCCAAAACTTAGTACATCATATTGACTGTCCAGATTCTCCCATTCTTTATCATACTCCGAGGATTCCGTTTCGTATTCCAAACTTGAAGATTTAATGAAACTTGATAACTTTAACGTCTGGATCTTCTTTTGCACGTTACTTGCGTCCTCTCTTGTTCGCTTATCTCCAGCAAGGTAAATTTTCAGCATAGGTGCTTTTATATTTTTTGAAATGCTCAATAATTCTTTGATCCGGGGAACACCTCGCACGGCCTTACTCGCAGAAGCCACCCCAGACAGGTGAAAGGTATTCAAAGTCAACTGTGTTGTAGGCTCGCCAATCGACTGTGCGGCAACTACTCCTACCATTTCCGAAGGATTTGATATAGCTTTCTGAAATTGTATCTCGATTTTGGAACACAGTAATTCAAACGCTGCGATTGTAAATTTCCGTTTCATAATCAATTCTTTCGGATTGAGAAATGCTCGTAGAAGAATTCTTAACACTTTATTGCTCCGGCAGTCGTCTTTTGTTGAATTCGATATCACTAAATTTTCCCCCAATGATTCAATCCGGTCCAAGATATGTTCAGGTGTCAAATCTACCCTTAGCTTGGGATGGTTATCAATTTGATGTATACTTGCGCAGTGATCCATCAATCTCTTGAATGCAATTGGATATGATATATTCTTGTCTCCTGAAAATCGGAGGATCTTTTCAATGACGAAACGTCGATCTTCAGTAACATCTGTAAAGTAATCAAACAGCTTCTTGTTCATCTTCCGACGATATTCAATCATTCCCTCTTTCCCTTTTGCCTTCGCAAAAACATCCGGCAGAATAAAGTCCTTGAACTTTAAATAACTGTCGACCAAATAGTCATCTTTCAAGTCCAGGATCGAATAAGGCCCTTCTCGGTTCTTAGAGTCCGACCTCAAATATGGAATATATTGTTTCTCGAGCTTGGTGGAATCCATCCCATCATCTCCGTACATGAAGCTCACAATTTGGCCACCGGCGTTTCGCACGGTCATGTCAAAATGGGTCCTGGCGTCTTCCATTGCTTTCACGAGTTTCCTTTGCAAATATCCGGTTTCGCTAGTATCATAGCAAATGATACCTCCCCTACACATAAAGTTCAAGGTCGAAGGCACTGTTACGTCGTACATCTTCGCACAGACTTCAAAACCAGACCTTTTGGTGATGCTCACAATTTTATCCTTTACTGTATCTTCTGTATAATCGAAGTTACGATGCTGCTCCGTGAAGACGGCATTTTGTAATTTGAATTGTTTTTCTTCGTGAATGAGTTCGATTTCTCTGGCGAATGCGCGTCCCCATTGCGCGCGTACTGATAGATTATATGATCCAGCTATATCAACAGTGCCCAAATTATTTTGCCTGAGCTGCTTTACTGATATTTTGCTGAAAATTCCAAAGCGATTCAGTAACAGTTGGATACCTTCAATCAAGGATTTTGAAGCAGAAGAGCACTCTATAAAACCTGCCTTTAAAGAAGAATCTCCAATGTGTCCATCTCCAGAAAAGTAACCGCTAATGAGTCCTCTAGCAAATTCCAAAGGCGCCTGGTAAGCAGCATCTGGTATATGTTTGTTTCGCGACCCATGACCAACCAGGCCTTTAAAGAAACGTGCGAATAGCGTAGAAGATCCAATTATACTCGTAGACATTCCAATTTTATTTTTGCTTTCATCGACACGGTGCGTTATGTTGTACTTATCGAACCATTGTTTGACGAATTTTTGCACCGACTCGTCATTTTTTGTGATTGATATCGTTCCAGACGACTCATGGAAACAGCCATCCGCGAGGTACAGACCGATGAATACCCCGTTGTCATAGTCGAGTTCAAAATTGTCTGGCATATGAGAACCTTCGCGTTTAGCGTGGTAGGGGTATATGCAACCTTTTCTGATATTATCAGTGTTTGAGCGGACCGTGGTTCTTTGGACCCTCGCTTTGCAAGTATACGGAATAGTGAATGTTTTGCCGTTGTTTTCTTCGTACCAACCTTTGGGAATGGAATAGTTGTCTCCCTGCGACTTGCGCATGAGTTCGACGCATTTCCAAAATTCAGTACCGTGGACGTATTCTGTTTTGGGGAAGTATTTACCCGTGTCGATTGATTTTATCATTGTTGGAGGCGCAGGTAGGTTCATGCAAACAGGTGTGAAATCACCTTCGTTTACTAGACTGGAATGTTTCTTCAGGAACTGTCCTGCAGACTCGTCCCAAATCAATAGAGATTCGCTATCCGCGACAGTCACTGTGCGTCCACCTGAAGTTTTAATTTCGTATACGACGTCGGTGGGATCATGACGAGTGACAGCCGTAAGCAGACCCCATGAAGTGTTACCTTTGGAATCTCCAGTGGGAATGAAAACTTGACATTTATCTTTAATGTCGAGGAATTCGAAATCCGGGCGTTTTTCGTTGTATTCAATATCCGTGTGGTGCGCTTCCATGAAATTGTCAATCCAATCACCGATCTTGACATCCCTGATGGCGCCATTTTCGAGGACAATGATATCGGTGTCGCCGGTTACACTTTTGACTGCTGTATCAATCAAACCTTCGCGTCCTCCCATTGCGTGAAAGAAGAATTCTTGCGGATTGAGGCCGTCAATGAAGGAGTGTTTAACGAATCCTCTGGCTTCGGGACTGTCGTCATATTTTTGGAAATGCGGCAACGTGCGATCGTCGAATCCGTAGTTAATTCGCTTGCCTTCGACAGAACATTGTCCGACGACCCCCATCATCTGCAGAACGTTAATTTTGTTACCCTTGGATTTTGAATCGATCATATTCAACATTCGATTGTCGGAGGATTTGATGTTTGGATCACTAAGGACGGCTTTTCTGATGTCGTCATTTGCGGAGCTTGTAAACCCGGAGATTTCACCTTCGAAAAATAGATCGTTGGACGCCATTGTGTTGTTCATTTCGCCGCTTTTGTTGTGTTCAACTTTGTCGATGTGTTCCTTACACGCTGTTTGCATGTCATCCAATACCTTGTCAATAATACTTTTAGTTTTTGCAGAGAGCATCAAGTCTGATACTCCGACGCTAAACCCGTTATAAACGAGGAAATCGCAGATCAACCTCTGGGTGTTGTCAAAAAGTGCGGTGGTTTCCTTAATACCGATATCATTGTAAACAGAATGGACGATACCAGTGGACATTTTTTGAAACGCGTCTTTGTTCAGCGAGCCACTATTTGGTGTGATGACACCATTTTTAATTTGTGCGGTGACACTTTCTCCACTTGTAAGTTCACTAGATACGTTGGTAGTGATCGTGGGTGGTATGATAGTTGAAAGTATTTCCCGTCCGGGTGTACCGTAATTGTCAATTGATTGTGAGGGTAATTCTCCGGTAAATTTGCTACTGTTGGAGAGCAAGTTCATTGTTTGCTTGGTTGTCAAAAAGGTGTCTGCAGCAGTCATTTTGAACACACCCAGAGTTATATCCTGAACGATAGATATGATGGGGGACGAATCTTTTGGGCTAATTACTTGGGTCGGGACACTTGCCAGTTCCCGTAATTCATTTTCTGTTTGCTTGCTTTGCGGGACGTGCATGTTCATTTCGTCTCCATCGTAGTCTGCATTGTAACTCGGCGTGCAGCACACGTTAAGTCTGAACGTATCGTAATTCATAACTCTGACTCTGTGTGACATCATGCTCATCTTGTGAAGGGAAGGTTGTCGATTGAATAATACGTAATCACCGTCGAGTAAGTGGCGTTCAACAATATCTCCGTCGCGGATATCTTCTCGAAGTTGTTTAGCGTTTTGTGCATTGATTCGAAGGGTGCGATAGTCTGGCTTCTTCTTGATGTATTTCGCTCCTGGGTAATTATCAGGTCCGTTATCGATCAACTCCTTGAGCCTTTCCTTGTTGAATGTATTAACAGTTTCCGGGAAAGTAAGGTTCATAGCAATTTTCAGTGGAACTCCGACCTCATCGATAGAAATATTCGGATCTGGTGTGATTACTGATCTTGCGGAGAAGTCAACTCGTTTGCCCATCAAGTTACCCCGTATTCTTCCTTCTTTAGATTTCAGACGTTCCGTGACTGAGCGTAGAGGTCTTCCAGTACGTTGTTTAGCTGGTGCAACTCCGGGTAGCTGGTTATCAACGAAAGTGGATACATGATACTGGACAAGTTTAACCCATGTGTCGATAGTTTCTTTTGTCGATCCGGCCTGGATCTTCGTTTTCAGCGTGTTATTCGTCTTAATGATATCGCATAGTTTGTGGGTGAGGTCATCTTCACAGCGTTGTCCGGTATCATTTCTCACAGAGGGCCTGACAGCGGGTGGGGGTACAGGGAATACCGTGCATATGAGGGATTCTGGACGAGTTATTTCGGGTGAGAATCCAAGAATTTTTGCGTCTTTATCCGAAATGCGTTTCAAGATGTTGAGGACGTCTTCAGCGAGAAATTCTACTCTTTTCTCAGCGTCTGCGTCTATGGCAGTGAGAGCCTCCCCTGCCCCGCATTTATTGTCGGTCCAAGACATGATAATCCGTCCGATATTTTCCTTTTGAATCTTACTCGGTTGTTTTGCTCCACAGCCATGTAGGGCATTATTACATCCGCAAACTTTAATTTTGCCACTTGATAATTTGTAGATGAGGTCAAACTTTTTTTGTCTGCTGATCTTTTTGTTAATCACCTTGACAACTTCTTCATCTTCTGGATCAATTAACAGAGACGAACAGCGATAACAAACACACCTCAAAATTTTTCTGACTGTGTCGAAAAACTGACTGTGAAAGACCGGTTTGGCGAGCTTAATGTGTCCAAAATGGCCGGGACAAAACGCATTCTTTTGCATGCAAGTTTTACATATTTTGTCATTTTCTATGACACCCATCCTACTATCAAACAAACCTCCTATGATCGGTTCACTTCCTGAATACGTATCTGTAGAGGTTATCTCGCAAACGGACATTCTTTCGATAGAAGCCGAATCGAGAATTGAAAATTGCACGCCCTCAATACTTTTGACGTCATTTTCGAAGGACAACTCTTTATATATCGTCATGAGTATATTATTCTCTTTTACTTATGGTAATTTGTTTTTAAATCAATTTGCAACCAGGATCGTTGAAAATGACTTAAAGGTAAAAATCATTACTGTTTTATACGAGGTCATGTACACATTTGTGTTTTACATTTACCTCTACTTTGCTGTTTATTTGTTCAGAGTTATGACGAGTAAAACCCCAAATTTGTTTATAGAGAAGATCCCGGCGCTGTCCGAAGACATATTTTACATGTTTCATCTCAAAATATTGACGAGGGATGTAAATGCGTTATATAATTTTGTGAATGAAATTCCGTCGAGATTAGAAGGTGTCAAATTCAGACAACAAGATAAATATACTATGTGTTTTATAGAGACCCCGCATGATGCAACAGAGGAGCTTTGTGAGCTTGCTCTAGAGCATAAAGACTTGAATGACGTCAAATATCATCTGAACAAAGAATTGATAGAGTAAATAAATTTGTATTTTTTTTCCGCTATATTAGTAATGAGATATGGCTGATACTGATACATCCGAAGAAATAGAACGAGGAGATTCGTTAATATTGGATTGTGGCGCCACTCCAAAACTTAGTGACTTAGAATTAAATGTAATATCGGATGAGATCAATTATATTTGCGATGATGTCTTATTCACTGTAGTGATGAAGGACGAGAATCGAGCATATAAACTCGTATTGGATAATGACATCCAACTCATCCTGGACGCCTTAAAAGAGACTCCACAATATCCCGTAAAGCTTAACGGCATGCAGAAGCAGAGATTCAAGGATATCGGTGTAACAGACAATAATTCAACAAAGGCCGTGAAAAAAGTTATCACTGCGATGGGAGATTTCCTGTTTCCGACGGGTACAACTAAACCGCAATATTATGAAAATACTACCGACCTTGAAGAATGCCTTGATCGTCTTGTGGAAAGCCTCGAAGGAATAAACGGGAAGAAGGAATCCCTCGCAAAAACTGTGAGATGGACTGTACAGCCTTTCATTTACATGTACATCGGTTACATAATATTCATGTTTTATAAGTACGGGCGGGCTTTAGTTTATGAAGGTGGCGCAGTTGAAGCAGAAAAATTCAACATAGGATTCGCCTCGCAATCAACTTACGCAGCGTTATTGATGAGATATGCGAAACATTACGAGAAGTATTGCAAAATAGTATACACTGACGGTGACCTTAATTCTGGAGTTTGCTCATCTGTCAAAGATATCGTTGCGAATATCAGCATTTTCTATAAGAAATTGATTTGCTATAAAAAAGACAACGGCACCGACGACAGGTGTGTAGGCCTTATGAGGAAAGCGATGTACGAATTATATAGAGACAAATATGTGAATAATATATTCATTGCAGCAAAGTCCGGGTTCAAAAATTCTGTTAATTCGATTAATAACTTCGTCGAAAAACAAAGGAAATTTCTTCTTCGAGAGGAAAATTTTGACGTAAACTATACTGCTGATAACGAAGCTTTTGAACATGTTTACCGCGTATTCCTCCACAATGCAGGTGTCAAGCTTTTCAAAGATGATAGAAGCGCGACAGTAAGAAGAAATGAACTCAAAGCCAAACACCAAAGTGGTGGTAACTACGATGCATTTATAAAGGAGGATTTATTAGAACCATTCATAAATATACTGTCAGATCCTGAAAATTTAACCGAAGCCAGATCAACAGACCTGATTAGCATGGTAACCATCTTGTCAGACATGAAGAAAGAGTATTTGCCAGAATATATTGAACTTGTCGACTTGATATTTAATATTGAAACAAGGCCATATTTCAATTACTCGAACACTAAATATGTCGAAGAATCCATGATAAACATCGCGAATTTGAAATATGTGGAAAAGCATTCCCAATATTTCAGTGAGGTGCGAGACAAGATGATATTGGGTGGGTCTCTCATGATGACGGGTAATTCAATCAACGCAGATGTGACCAAGACAACACTGTTGACAAAGATTCAATCTCGGAAAACGAAAGTTCTTACTTTGGAAAAACTCTACGAAGATTTCCAGCTGAAGATTCGTACAACATCGCTGGCAATGGACGACATAAAAGAGGGAGGTGAATTCTTCGATGTCTATACGAACATAAAAGAAGATTTTAACACCGTAACAGAGGAATACAAGCTGACAAAAACCATTGTCATGACATATATGAATTCCTACCTTGAATCGGACGAAGAGTTCGAGAACGACCCAAACCTTCGCGGAACAGTGAAATCAAACATACAATTTGTTGTTGGCACGATTTTGAGTCAACTCAAGATATCTCGAGACATAAAAAATAATATTTTGAATACCACCGATCCGAATTTAACGAAGTATATTTCATTTATGAAATTTGAGAATAAACTGACCCAGTTAGATGATAATGATTTACGTAGACTGTTCAAATATGTGAAACAAATAAATACGACGATGCGTACTTTTAGAAAGTATGTCAAGTCCGAAGAGATATCATATTCGAAGAAGTATCAGATCGCTGAGATATACGATGCAGCCATTACCGAATCATCATATGGCGCCCTTGTGCTCATAATCATATATTTCTATGACATGATTGAATCTGATAACAAGTTGGATGCATTAAATTTTGTGGGACAAAAATTATCTACTGCATCAAAAGGATTATCTACTGCATCAAAAGGATTATCTACTGCATCAAAAGGATTATCTAAAAGTGCAAAATCTACTACACCAACCAGCTCCGGCACGTTTATCACTGCAGCTCAACCCGAACAGAAAGGCGTAAGTGGGAAAATAAAGAAATTGTTCGGCAGAGGTGGTGATAGCCAGAGTTTTGATGACACGGCGCAAGAAAACGCGCCAGCTGTTGTTGAAAAGAAGGCTGATAGCCGTCAGGGTGACAAAAAAGTGCTAACGAAGAGCAAGGATTTTACTGCTCAAGTAACTGATCTTATCGTTCCATTCGCGGGAGTTGTTGCTGCTTGGATAATTCTGTCCCAATTTTCTAAGAGCTACTTGACGAAGTACAAGACAGATATAAACTATGACAAAGTTACGAATATCACCAATACAGAAATATTTGAAGTTGAACTGGATAGATACGAGCGACACTTCAGAAGATATATAGAAACAAAGCGCGATACAAAGGTGTGCAAAGAATTGTATCTTCAGCTTATGAAAACACTGGAAGCGTACGAACAATGCAATTTTGTGAAAGGAAGTTTTAAGAGTACACCTTTCCCGGCAACCGAGATGTTAACTAATGGGTTACTGCTCGTGATATGTTTCTTCATATTTTATGTAGCATACACCGGAACCGGAATGAAAGATAGACAGAAAAACAGCGAAAAATTAAGAGCGATATTAGAACAGGAGATATCTGGAGTAGATAGCAGTGAAGTAATGAGCAACACGAGGGAGAGCATCAGAAACGATATTACGAAAGAGGTTGAAGAATCGGAAAAGCGCATGAGGAAAGAGTGGTATAAAGTTCGTGAGTCTTGGGAAGGCGCGTACATGAACAAGACAAAAGATGAATGGGCGCCGGCTGCGGAATCTAGTTTCAGGAAAAAGCTGGTTAAATTTCTGGAGAAGTACGACAAGGATCTAGATAAACAGGAGAAAGAAGACAAGGAGAAAGGAAGTCCAAAAGAGCTGGTCGATTCGAAAAAAGAAATGAATAAAAGAAATACAAAGTACGGTGATATCTTAGGGAAGTATGATCATTGGCACGACAAGGAAGAAGGACAGGGAGAAACAGGGTTTCGCTCGTCAGAAGAGCAAGAAGGGCCAGGCGGCACTAGCCTAAAAAAAAGATTTTATGGCAAGGGAGGAAACGGGGCACAGTTTGGAGTCTCTGCAGCTCCGGCAGCGTCAGGAATTGGACAAGGCGCTACAACAAATCCACGGGTGGCAACGGCGCCGGGCCAGGAAAATGTCGCGATGTTGAATAATCAGTATTCTCCTGTACAAATGGACAAAATTGATCTCGAAGTTGAAAAAACCTTGTTACAACAGTATACGAGAAAGAAAGACAACTTGGAGGCTCAATTGATTATGATGCAAAGGGACACTGGGTACGTTAATTGGATATTGGCTGGGGCAATACTTTCTTTCAGTGTATATTTCATGGATACATTACAGCAGAATACAAATCGTTATAAAAAAGTGATGACGGGTGGTGGAGCATACACGAGAGAGTGCTTGCTCAATTAGGCCCATTTCTGTTTCCATCGTCAGCTGTTTTCATGGAATGCTGACAGTCGTTTTTTTCGATATTCAATACGTCTTTCGAAATCCAAGAGGGGTCGTTCAAGAAGAAATTTTCTACAAATAAATCGAATGTAAAATCGGAATCTATTTGAACGAAGACTGTCGAATCGTTGACATTTGCTTGTTGAGAATTATGCGTCTGAACACGTGACATTAAAATATATTAATAATTTATTCTTTAAGTGCTTTTTATCTCTCTATTAGTTATGTGATGAAATATTTCCAATTATTCACGGGCAGACCTAATATTGATTTCATGACATCGTTATTGAACTGCTACGGGTTGGAATCGATGGACGATTCCAAGGAATTTTGTAAAGAAGATTTAGTAGAATTAGATACGATACAAAAAGTAGAAGAACTTATACCTGAGATGATAATATACTATTTACCATGTAAGTCTCAGATTTATTTGAAAGATATCACAATCAAGCGCTGTGTCACTATTCTCGCGCAATTTTTGAAATTGTACGACTATAAACTTAATAGGAAGGAGAAGATAGTAAACAGAAAGAAATTGATATATTATAACGTAATAAACACTAAATTTTGCCAAATCCATATTTCGAAGGAAAAAGCGGAAGTGAATTTTTCTTAGCCAACATATAGTTTCATTGCCGGGATAATTGGGTAACACTCGTGCAGAAATGTTTTCAAATAGGTCTGGATACGATACTTCTCCGGAAAGAATCGTATATTTTGATTATCGCATGTGATTTTTCTGTCATCATCACTTAACATATGATGGGATTGCAACGGCAGAATGCTTATCAAGTGCTCGTTAGGGGTCAAGTATTTGACATCAGGAAAAGGTCGCAATGACTCTAAATTCGGATTTATGGTAGCGAAATTACAAACGTCGAATATGGTGGGTGCATATTCAAATTTGTAGAACCAAGAAGTCGACGCCGATTTGTTGAAGTAGTAATCAACATTCCATAGAATTCCTTCCACGTAATTTTTACATATGTCCTCAATCCTTTTGCCTCCGAAAAGACTTTGATAATATCTGTTTCTCCAACCATCTTTATTCGGATTGATGGTATCGATCTTTGGTTTGTTTACCACCCCATAAAAATTGAGTTTGTCTTCTTCTGAATTGCATCTGCGTTCACTTGAAAAGTACTGATTGTGCATTTTCCTGTATTCGTTGTCCTCTATCGAAGCTAAAGCAGTCAACATTGGAACCATAACATTCCAGTTGATCTTCCAATTATCTTCTTCTCTGAATATAATTTCGCATCTTTGTCCTTGAAATTCGACAACACTGGCCAGCGTCTTCATTAAGTGTTCTATTGAATGAGACCGTATCTTCAAATATGATAAGGCTGGTACAAAATCATTACCGATAAACATCGACAGTAACACGTATGATTCGATATAATTTTCAACCATGGTAGTTCCAAACATGCCATTCATGTATATTTTTATTTCTTTTGATAGTTTATCAATGTCAAGGTAAATGAACGGCTCGATAACGTTGTTATGATAGAATTTTGACTCACGCATCAGGAAAACATCTTGTCTCTTTAGCAACAAGCTTAACATGATCAAATCTGCGTCGAGACCGTATACATAAATTCCATGAAATTGATTTTCAGGAAGGGATGCCAAATAATTGAAGATTTTCGTTTCACCTTCACCGGGTTCTTCGCTGCTACTAAACGTAACTTTTTTTACTTTTGAATGCGCATACTCCGTCAACCTTTTGTTGAGCCTTTGCATAAATTGAGTACCAGGACTAATTGCATTGGAATCCCAACCTTTGGAAATTCCTAGTTTCGATTGCATGAAAGAAGAAAGATAACGTCTGCGACGCTGCTGTACAACTTTAGTTTGTGGTGGAACTCCATCGATTGATATTAGCAATTCATCAATTGAATCAAATTGGTCTACAATTTTGTCAATGTATTTCACACATTGAATGATCAGATTCCGCTCATATTCCGATTCGTCGAAATCGATATCCCAGTTGAAAGTATTTTTTAACTCTCCGTTGCAAAAATGAATTGCGCAATTGAAATCTAGACAAACAACAGAAGGTGTTTCGTCATATACTTTTGTTGTAACTAAGTCTGGATTTTTACGAGTCAAATGTGAAAAAAGGTACGGAATCCCCATGTTTATAATATGTAATCAACGCTAATCTTTAAATGTGTTTGTTGACGGCTTTTGATAGCTTAGATGTAAAAATACTCTATCTTCATTTGAACAATTCTCTGTTCCATGATGATAGTTAGTAGACTTGTAAATCAACACGTCTCCTATATTTAATTCTGGTTTGTATGACGCCATACCAAATTTTTCTTTTCGTTCAGCTGATAATTCATTAAAATGGCCAATTGTCTTATGTTTCATTTGTTCATCGACAATGTGATTATCGTAAACAATTGTTGTTCCACTATTTTTCTTGAAATCGGTGAAAGGTATAATTACTACCAAAGTTTCAAGACTGTCGTCAATGTGAATTTCTTGAGTCAAGCATCCTGGGCGATTAAAAAATACCCTTGCAGTAATTAAGGTGCATTTGTTTATGTATGAATACATCGCTTTGTTTGTGTCAATCAAATTATGGATATAATTACTTGTTTTCATTATTACATCACGATGAAATATCGTTCTTTCTTCGTTAAAAATTCGATAGTACAATCTGTCGGAGTCACAACTTTGTAATATCAAACGCCTCTCAACATGCTTAACTGTTTCGGGTACTAATTCAAAAACGTCTCTTTTAAGACTGTCGGCATGCATATTTGAACCTTCAATAATATCGCCAAACGTCGTCGATAGCTCTATGTCATTTTGCTTGAATTTCAATACATATTGAATACCATTCGAAATGTTTTTTTCGTAAACCGATTGCTCAACGATGTCGTATTGCATTGTGTTATGAAAATCTATACCAATTATAAAATTTCGCAAGATATCAATCGATCTTCGGGTGAATACGTTTTTGATATGTACATATCCATTTACATCCAACATTGTTGCTGTTGAGTCCATTGTGTAGTTATAGTAGATTATTAAACCAGACCATTTCTCGCCAGAATTTCTTCTAGAGATGCTAGTCTTTCTTCTAGACGCGCAGTTTTTATTTTCTCTGCCTGCAATTGTCGATCGACTTCCTGCAACGCCGATGTGGCGACTGTCCAAACATAATCCTTATTCACGTAATGAAAGTCATTAACCACCTGTCCATATACGAACAGATCTTCCCCAGACAATTCTGTATCCACACGGATGGTGTGCTCGTCGACGACCTCCGCAATTGTCAACTCTTTGCGTTTAACGCCTTCCTCGTACACGACAAGCGTTTTGCTCGTGACGTCCAAGTTTGATGTGTCAAAGTTCTCGAATGTAAGAGTGTTCGCAGAGACATTCGCCGTCTCGTAGATGTTGGGTATTTCTCCGTCAGCCAAGGAGACGGCTTGTGGGACGACTTCCTTGACCTCTTGTGCGATGAAACCGATAACGGTCGAAGAGCCTTTCCCGACCTTGTCCACATACTCATAGTATTTCGGTTGAAGTTGCCTGAGCTGGTCGAGAGCTGTGGTGTCGTGTATGTCTACGATATTGCTCTTGATGCGTTCATCACTTTTAGCGACATAGCCCGAGGCACGAACAGAATAAATAACACTAAGACCGAATTCCTTTCTGTTTGGGTCGCTATCTATCTGAGTTTGATCATAAGCAGTGGAGGCGGAACTGTAATTAATGGTAGCCTCAACACCTGAAACACGCAACCCATTGTAGAAGTATCCAACTGTACCGCTACAAGAAAAATTTGCACATGTGAGTTTCCCATACACTTGACAGTTGTTGGAATTGTCCATCCGGAGAGACCAGCCACGACCTGAATTCAGAAATCCTATTTCGTTACTCGTTGTCCAGTGGATGTACCCACGCGCTGTAGTGTTTTCAATCGTACCACAAATCCCCCCGTTCCCCGAACCGGTTCGCATATACATGTCGGCTCTACCTGCTGGATAGATGTGCCAACCGTTACCGTTTGATGAAGGTTCCCAATAATGTCCAGCATCCCCTTTTGTACGCACCCAATTTTGGACGTAACATTCTTTGCTACTGAAATCATAACTAGTGCTTCCGTGTCTGGCGGCTTTGCCATTGATTATATCATCCAACCAACCATAACCGTCCTGATGAATACGCCCGAGCGCGCGTACTCCCCAATCTTCTGTCCTGAGTTTTTCAGAACCGTTCCAATGTAAACGTGTGTGGCTGTTGCGGTCACAATACATGCCCCATTCGTTATCTTGGTCGTTGTATATGCCGCAGGTATTACCGTTTGTATGAGCCATAAGTCCCCACTGATTTTGAATATTGTATCCACCCCAAGAACTCCTTGAGCCATGTGTAGTTACAGTCATGTAATCACCACCAGATTTTTCAATTCGGAAATTGATGTCGTTGTTGTAGCCGACCCTTCCGACAAGGAGATCACCCGACACATTCACCCCATCACTGCGTGTCTGCAGTTTATCGGCACCGTTGTGATACAAGTGTGCAGCACCATTTCGAACGAAATACGCCATCCACTCATTGTCGAGGTCGTTGAAAATCCCGCATCGATCGTTACTGTCGCTCATGAATACGTAGCGGCCGTTGATGGAGTACCCTTCCCAATTACCTGCACCCTCCCCGGTCGTCTGCACCGTGCCGTAATTTCCCGACACGGCGCGAAGCCCGCGCGTGGTGGAATTACCGATGTAAATATTGTTAGCGGAAAAGTTCTGTCCTCCCGCACCGGCCAAATTAGCGCAACCGATACGACTCCTTACTAGTCCCATGTCATTACAAAAGCGTATGTAATTATCACCAGTCGAAACTCTGTATGCAAAAGCTCCTTCATTGATCTTATGAGTATCATTTCCATAATCCGAGCGGAACAGACGAGCGAATATATCACCTTCAGAATTTCTCAATGCAATTTTATTTGCTGTGCCTGCGGTAGTTGCTTCAATCGTCGCGGAGTTTGCTAGACCTGATTCGAATTCTACGTTACCTTCAATTCGCGTAGTGGAACCGGATCTTCCAAGTCTCAGATCCCCACTGTCGTTTCGAATGGTATACGTGTTTTGGCCACCGTCGAGAGATCTATTCGGTCCATTGATAAAATGTACCGCGCCACCGCTGGTAGTTGTTGGTCTCAGTCCATTTAAAATCAGGTGATACCCAGTATTTGGAGCATCCCCCGTGACACAAAAGGCACCCCTGACTTTTGTATATCCACCTAAATTAATCATTCCGGAGCTGTGCCAATTCAAGTACAGATTCGCATTCGCGGCACTATCCACAACCAAATCCCCGGCACTTGCGCTTCTAATACGTGCGATGTTATCAGTGTTTGTTCCAGGGTCGACCCCTCCCACGTATAACCATGTAGAGTGCGTGGAATTTTGCAATTTTATATTGGGAGTATCTGACTTAGTCCACGCGAATGAAGCAACTGTATCCGAATCTTTTCTTATGTATCTTGTGTCAAGTTCAGAACGTATGGCATCTGCAGTCACAGAGATATCAATTGACTTGGATCCGTCGAAGTCTACTCCGTTGATAGTAACTGGGGTTGTCAATCGTGTTGCCGAGTTGGCCGTGTCGGCGTTACCTTTAAGTGTGCCATAGAATTGATTCGCATAAAAATCTCCATTTGTTGTGAACATGAAACCAACATCCGGATCGGGTGTACCACCACCATCCCACGCTAAACCTAATTTTCCCGAGTCGTCATTGGGTATTCCCCAGTGCCAACTTCTCCCGACCCCTTCAGAAGTGCGCCCATATATTCTGAATAACTTAGTGAACGAGGTTATTCCATAAGACGTTCTATCGACAACTTCAGTGTCAGCACCGAAGAAATTTGTATCAATTACCAAAGCTGGATTGGTTTCATTCGAATCGCTTCCCTTCTTTATCAATGAAAAGCCGTCTTCAACTCGTATTTTCCCATTCACGTGAAGGGCTTCCTGAGGATCAGAAGTCTGAATACCTACAGCCATGCTCGTGTACATTTTTGTATCATCTATTTCATACCACGATTCAGAAGAAGCAGTAAATTCATAATCTTCGTCATGATCTCGACGAAATATATCTCCCACAGTTGCTTGTGGTTCCAAGGTACGCATGTATCGAGCCCAATGCGCCAATTTCATTTCTTCGAGAGAAGAAACACCTGCGTGTTGAAGGGCGGCTGTTTTTGTTACCTCGTGATTTGCATGTCCTTTACTGAGCCCAGTGCTCAAAATAGCTGATGGTACTATGTTTTGTTTCCTTTTCCTAAATTTCATCTTTCCATTCGTAAATGAAATTTTTGTTGTATCGCCCACCCAGAGACTATTATCGCTGATAAATAAATCTCTCACTGCGTTATCAACTGAGCCAATGTCGAATGCATCGGTTGCGCTAGGTATCATGTGACCTGAAAATGTTGTTATGCCACCAACTGACAGATCATTTTTAATAAGCACGTTCGATCCGAATTCTGCTTTTTCTTCATCGAATTTGACGTCGAAATGATCTATGGCATTTGAATCGGAGTTTGCCCGGAATTTGATGTTAGATTCACCTTCAACCAAAAACATACCTGTCCTATCCATGTTAGCGGTACTGCCAGTGATCTGCTTAAATGACGTGCCGTCATGACACAATATCTTACCGTCTGAATATACCAATTGCCCTGGTAACCCTTCTAATCTATCGTCTAAATCAGTATACGTAGCGGACTCATCTTGAGTGTAGAATACTAGTTTTCCTATCGCACAGTATGCTGGTTTATTTCCTTGTACAGTTATGCATTCTACTTGAATAGCGAACTGGTCGAATTTTTTATATTCGCCTTCAACTACATCGTCGCCAGTGTCCGGGAGTTGAAGTGCATCTAGTCTCAAACCTTCCCTTCCGGTGAAAATCAAATCTTTGAAAGAGCCAAGTTCTTCCCAATCGATTCCGTTGGCAGTGCCGTATAAGCATATATCTTTCGGAGGGGTGGCATTCTCGTATGTAGCTGATCCACGAGTGTAGATATGAAATTGTTTCAATAATATGGGACTTGGTAACTTCAACATGCAGAATTCACCTCGCTTTTCAGTTCCGGGAAATGTTGGGGCAGCGTCCTCAAGTGGTAAGCCGCTGATGTGGTCGTATGTCGTTTGTGATATCCAAGCGCTATAATGCCCGGTGCCGTCGTCAAAATCGTCATAAGTAACATCCTTCCCGTCAAAACATTTGTAATAGTCGTTCTGAAATGACAAAGTACTCGAACCGGAAGCTACATACCCGGACATTTCGTTTTGTGTCATCTGAATAGATGGGCATTTTTTCTGTTTAATGTTATCTCTGAGAATCAACGATTTTACGATAGTATTATCATAAACATAAACATCCTTGACAGAGAGTGTGTTTGGAATGTTCACGAGGTTTGATCGAAGTCTTAAGTCAAATGGCGTGCCATTCGAAGTGCATCTGAAATCTATGTCATGATTTCCTTCAGTAACGAACATACCAGTTTCTTCATCATTCACTGTTGCGCTGGATATGCTCGTAAATTTTGTTCCGTCGTGACCGTAAAATTTCCCGCTAGCAAATTTCAATTCACCCGGTTTCCCTACACCGCTAAATTCGCTACCTTCTTGAATGATCAACCTGCCCGCAGAAACCTCTCTGGCATCCACCAACCCGTCACTGCTTATGTATAAAGGGTCATTTGAGGTATTTCCTATTTTCAACGTGGTTCCATGAATCTCACTTGCATACACTTGATTGTTCATAATTTTAGTTGTATTTACCTTAATTCCGTAATCAAGGCCATCGACTTCGAATGTAACTTCTGGACGAACTGTGAGTGTACCATCTTCTTGGTCTGCGAAAACCAATTGTTCGTCGTATCCACCAGTATTGTTTTTCTGGGCTACCGAAATCGTATTTGCCAGAGTGGATTCACCAGAGTGTGCAACGCTCAAATTGGCGTCAACTTTCAGTAAGTTATCTTGTGTTATGTTGATATACGGGTTGAGATCAACTGGTGACCCGGTGCTCAATGCAGACGCGTTTATTTTTCCGATGTTGTACCCGTTTTCAGCTGATATTTGACCGACCGAAAGTAGATTTTCAGAAGGCTGATAAACCATGTTTGTGCCAAATTCTATAATCCTGTTTTTTCTCTCCAAAACATCGTGTGTCAAATCGTATTTAACCATGGATAAGTTGTAATATGAAGCGTCCGTATCAGAAGTTATTCTATTTACATATACGTTCGAGGCATTTGGAACTGTTCCAAATATATTTTGACCATGTACCTGGACTGATCCTCCTAAACTGTCAAAATCCAGTTGCGCGACACTCAATGCCCCTGAAGTTATTGTATTCTTCACACTTAGACCCGTGTCTATATTTACATTTAAGTTTTTGTCGAAATGCATGTTTGAAAACGGGTGCAGCTCTTTGAAAGGGGCGTCGCCGTCGGTTCTATCTATCGCCATTGGGAAATATCTCTGATCAGTCATCGAGCTTTCAACCGCTTTGTCTGCCAATACCTGTTCGGTATTATTTATTGTCCCGGTTATAACTTCGTCAAACTCGGATGGTCCAGATACATTAAGATTGAACACACTGCTTATGTTCGTGGATAACTCTCCGCCAATATATATTCTTGACTGATCTTCGCCCAATACAATATTTCGTATATTTGAATACACTATTTTATCAACATTATTTGCTTCTAAGTACAAGTTATTGTTCCCAAAAGACTCATCTGGATTTGTTGCATAGATCTTGACGTCATGATACGCGGAAGTAAATGTCAAATTCGACTTTATGTTGGTGTTTACTGTTTCAATGTTTTTTGAGACGAGGTTACTAGTTATCGTTTGATTAGCGATCAAGCCTCCGTTAATCAAAGCATTAGATGAGATCTCTATTGATTTAGAGAAGAATTCATCTGCGACTGACAAAGACTTGTCAAGGAAAGCTGGACCAGATACATTCAAGTCTTCTCTCACAGATAGATGGCCTCCTATGAATGCGTTTGAAAATATCCGTATTTCATCGTCAACGTACATTTTTTCGGAAACAGACAACGTTGAAGCGATTTTATGGTAGCCTTCGATCATGGCATCGCCACTGACCGTTAAATTGCTCAAGATAGTCAAATTACTTTCAAAATTAGCGCTACCGTTAACCAAAAGACTGTTAGACACTTCGATATTGCTAGATACGAAGTTACTGGCGACCTCTACATTGCTGAAATATACATTTGAAGCACGAATATTTGAATACACGGTTAGATTTTGTTTAACCCATAGATTGCAAGAGAAAGTGTAATCTCCCTCGCCATAATTTAAAATTGCGTCGGCGACCGATTTTGCTACATCTCCTGATATCTCGTCTAGCAACGATGTTCCTTTGAATTTTATTTCATATTCACCATCTCCAACTGGATCCACCTCAATTAAATTTGAAAATCCACCATTATCAGAAGAAGACCGTATCTTGATTGCACTCGCTGCGATGTTAGATATCGCAGTGTCGTCAAGCGTAAAATGCCCACTGCCTGTTAAGTTAAAGTACTTGGGATTGTATTTAAGGCCAATATCTATGTTACAATCATTCGTTTGCAATATCTCCAATGGATTCGTATCTGATGAGCTCAGACCAATTCTATCGAAAATACTTATATTGGTTTCGGTTTTCTTAAGGCTATCGTAAATGCTATCATTCAACTTGTTTATTTCGTTTCTCGTATTGTTGGAAAGATAGTAAACCGATTGAGCAGTGGCGATTTTCCCAAAATCGTTGTTATTTATTTGGTTATTCAGTACACCGTCACCATTTAAAGCATTATACAGTTTTCTTCTTTCGGTTATCATGTCGTGAATCACATTTGAAGTCGCGGTTGAAGAAAATGGTTGTGTACTCGATTTATCATTAATGGATTGTTTCAAATAATCCTCAAATATATATGAATTGTGAATTTTAAAAAAATCTTCTGAAGCTAAGTTTTGATAATATAGATTACTCAAAGTTTTTGCAGAGACGACTTTAGATTCAGAGTTGTCATTAAGTACATCCGCGATGTATTGAGAAGATTGCATGTATTGAAACAAGTTGAAAACCGCCCCAGATGTTGCCGCAGTTTCCTCGTTACCTTCAGTAAAGTCCTTCACCAGAAATCCGTCGATTATGTAGTTGAACAGGTCGGTTACGGACTTGGCCGTGGCAGCGTTGCTGTGACTCGTTTGATTACTAAAATCACGCATTAAGTACCCGTTTTCGTCACTGCTTCTCAAGTAATCGTGTAAGTCAGACAACGCCTTTGTGGAAGCAGCGTTGCTGTGGCTTGTTTGATCTTTGTACTGTGTGTTCAATAATCCTTCGTCGCCGCCGTTACTGCCTCTCACAAAATCATG